CTGCTTTCCCAGAAAAATATTCATAACGTTCATGGCGAATATTTTTACGCTGCTGTTCTGCTTTCTTTCTTAAAAGAAATATAGTGTTATATAACTCAAAGTATTTTGCATGTAGAGAGGGAATATTTAAAGATTCCTCATGTAGATTATCTCTGTCTATCTGTGCATCTTTTTCCCACATCTCTTGAATAGATTCAAGATCAATACTCATAAAATATTATCATCCAAATCAGTAATGTTGTATATAGTATACTTGAAAGTAACGTTAGCTGTCAAGTAGTCTATATCAGAATCAGTAGCATCAAAATCTAAATCTGATAATGATACAGGAAACATATCTAAAAACTTAATTTTAAAATTTGGTGTATTGGAACTAGAAAGAACATTCAATGTTCCATCACATGTATAGTTTAATTCTCCTCTAGGTGTATTTGGATTACTACTTTGCCAATCATATATCTCTTTCAGACTATCTGGGAAACCTAATCCCCTTAACCAGTGCTGTATTTCTAGATAGTTTTCTAGATCTTCATCAACTAAGAACCTTAGATTCAGATCTTGAAATTGTAATTTATCACCAGGTTGAGGAATATCAGTTAAGTATGTTGCCTGTTCAGCAGTACCTAAATTTAATCCTGGAATATTTGCTTGATTAGAAAAGAAAGTAACTTTAGGAGCACGATTTAAAATAAACTTAAATCCAGTAGGATTTAAAAAGTTTTTATTCTTTACTTGATTTCTAAAACCAGTTGCTGTCATTATCTTTTTTAATTATTTAGATAAAAAAAGAGACCCCCTAAGGAGTCTCTTTGAGAAATATAAGCATCTAGCTTACATGATGTTCTTAACTGCAACTCTTCTGTAGTAGCGGTTGCTGTTAACTTGGAGTCTTCCAAGACCCTGAGTGATTCCTTCAGCAAATGGGTTTGAAACAAGACCATATCTTGTCTTAAATCCAATTTTTGGCTGGAAGGTTTGCTCACCCACTGCACGAACCATCTGTAGAGGAACGTATGG